CTCTTGGATGGAAGCAACACTGGAAAAAGCAATTGACTTAGCTCTTGACATTGATTCTCCGGACATCGATTCTGTCAATCGACTAACACTCATATCTGAAATCAGAATAATTAAAAAGCATATCCAAGCAATAAGTAATATTCAACCTCTAAAAAAATAACATTATGAATAGACATGAAGCTTTACAATTAATAAACAAGTTACTAGATCCGGAAGTAGCAATGGACGAAAAACAACGTGCAGCCGCACAACTTTCTGAATTAATTCGTATCTTGCTTCCCGAATCAGACGAAGAACAAAAATGATATTAACGATAGTAAGCATATCCGGAATAGTATTACTGTGCCTGGCCTTTTTTAAAGCCTCGCACTCTTTTCTGGCAAAAGCATTCTGGATTATATTAATGTTTCTTTTGCTAGGACTACTCCTACTCTTTTAGTCTCCGGTTTTGTCCTTTATAGCCCGCCCGCTGCGGGCTATTTTTGTCTCCATAACCTAAATATCATGCAGTTATGGAGTATGACCATTTCGCTTATGGCGAAGCACTGGCTTCGTCACTCAAAGACATCTCACACAGCCCACAGAAGAAAAGATTCTTCACAGCTTTCGGACTGGAGGACCTGACGGATCTTAACGACAGCCTGTCTTCTGTTGACGGAAACATTCTAATTGCCGTTGATGGTTGCGAATCCGACTCCGAAGACAATGGAGCGGACGCACTCAACGACAAACAAGTTTACTCATTCATCGTCGCCCAAAGTACGGTCTCCGGAAATCCGAACTCTATCAATCAGGCTGCAAAACAATGTAAATGTATATGCAAGCAGATTCGCAACAAACTGCTGAAGGAAGTCGAATATGTAGACCGAAATACACAGATTAATGGCATTGGACCTATCGGTGACAATTTCTATGGCACCGTATTGACTTTCTTTCTGAATGTTCCGGAAGACTATATCATTGACGAAAACTTCTTTCTATAATGGGACTTTATAAACGATTATCAGAAAACAGGAATGAAGTCAGACGGTACAATGCAGCCAGACGAAAAGCCGAGAAGTTCTCCTCATCGCCTTCTTCACGCCTCATTCAAATGGAGACGATTTCAGAAATAGAACGGTTCAACCTGGCTAAAGATGCAGATCGGTCAACTGCGTTTAATAAAGAAATAGAGCAATGGCAAGATTCCGTTTCCAAACAACTCAAAGCCTCTATTGCATCACGTAGTCTACGGATAGCTCGCGAGTTGCAGCCCAAAGCATATACAGACAGCTACGGGCTTATCAATCGTCTAGGTTTCTCTTTTCCCAGACATGGTGTCTACATCCACAAGGGAGCCGGGCGTGGGCAAGGCGGTTTCTCCGGTAGCAAATGGAGTTATCTAAAACGAATCAATGGAATTGAAATAAATACAAGCATCATCCGCCATACAAATCCCGCCTCACTTGGTAAGCAGAATGAAGGGAACCGGCTCGCATATCATTGGTTCGATCCTGTTATAAAGAACCGGCTTCCGGAACTTGCTGATATCTGTATGCGCTATTTCGATACCATGATTATCGACGCGAGCAAAATATACATAGAAAAATAAAAACAGACCTTATGAACGACCTGAACCGTAGTATAAAAATATTCATCGACGGCACCGAAGCTTCTGCCGGAGTTAAGAAGATAGAAGATGCTATCACGCAATTAGAAAACAAAATATCTTCTCTCGATAAATCAGAATCCGGATATAGCAAGAAATCCAAGACCCTGCAAAAAGAACTGGAAAACAAGCACAAGACCCTAAATACTTACAAGCAAAAAGTCTCGGAGACTGACCGTGTCTTGAAGAATCTCTCCGGAGCAACCTATGACGAATTACTTGCTGTCAGTCAAAACGTCCGTAAAGAACTTCGTGCGGCCGTACCCGATACCGCACAATACAATGCAGCTCTGGAACAAAACAGACGGGTGACCGAAGCCGTATCCAGAGCACAAAAAAATATGCGCGTAGAAGTTGGATGTCAAGCCAGCCCGATAGGGAAAGCAGTGGAAATGTTCAATAAATACGCGGCTGTTGTCACCACCGTCATAGCGGCCGTAACCGGATTAACTCTGAAACTGAATCAACTTCGGGAGAAACGCAACGAACGCGAAGACGCTAAAGCCGATGTAGAAGCATTAACCGGCTTGTCGAAAGACAGCATCGACTGGCTGGAACAACAAGCAGTCCGCCTCTCTACTCAAATGACAGATTCCGGAATCCGCATCAGGCAATCAGCAACAGAAATCCTTGACGCTTACAAGCTCGTCGGTTCTGCCAAACCGGAGTTATTATCGAACAAGGAAGCATTAGCGGAAGTAACCGAACAAACTCTTATTCTGGCTTCCGCCTCCGGAATGTCATTAAAAGATGCTGTTGACGCCGTTACTCTCTCACTCAATCAATATGGGGACGGTGCTGATCAGGCAGCCCGCTACGCTAATGTCATGGCCGCCGGTTCTAAATACGGTGCTGCCGCCGTTGAATCGGTAACTACCGCAGTCACCAAGTCAGGTGTCGCCGCTTCATCCGCCAACATCCCTATCGAGCAGTTAGTAGGCACTATCGAAACTTTAGCAGAAAAGGGTATCAAAGATGAAATTGCCGGTACCGGCTTAAAGAAATTCTTCCTGACCTTACAGACCGGAGCTGACGAGACCAATCCCAAAATAGTAGGTTTGGAAACCGCACTGGATAACTTGCAGAAAAAGCAACTATCAGCAGCCCAAATCAAAAAAATGTTTGGTGAAGAAGGATATAACGTTGCCTCTGTCCTGATCAACGAGACTGAAAAAGTGAAATACTATACTAAGGCTGTCACCGGTACCAGTGTCGCAATGGAACAAGCAGCCACCAAATCCGATACAGCGGCTGCCAAACTCGCTCAAGCCAAAAACAAAATGAATGAAATGGGAATGGAGCTAATGGAAAAGCTCAATCCTTCAATCATAAGCGTGGTAAACGGCACTGTAAACTGGAGCCGAAAGATTATTGACCTGATCGGATTCATGGTCAAACACTCAAGTACCATTATTACCCTGACTACTGCCATTACAACTTATTATCTTGCAGTAAAAGCAACCGAATTTTATGAGACAAAACTTAGAAATGCCAAACTACTCAACATTGCTACGGACAAAATAGCAGAAACCTGGAGTAAAATTCGTTTAGCTTCTACACTAGCTCTGTCTGCCGCTAAATTTGCATTATCCGGAAACATTAAAATGGCCACAACTGCAATGAGAGCCTTCAATACTGCAACCAAAGGTAATCTAATCGCACTAGTGGCTTCTGCCGTAATCGCAGCAGCTATGGCTTTCTACAAATTCTTTACACGAACATCAGAAGCGGAAGATGCTCTCAACTCTTTTCTTAAAGCATCTAATAAAGAACGAGACGAATTACGCAAGTTGACGGATGCTGCCGAGAAAGCCGGTGACGGCACTCAACGACGCAAGGAGTTGATAGAAGAAATAAATTCTAAATATGGTCAATATCTGACAAACCTGTTAGATGAGAATTCATCTCTAAAAGACATCAAGAAGGCCTATAATGAAATTAATACGGCAATGGAACAAAACATTGCAAAAAAAATACTGAACGAAAGATCCGAAAAAATATCCAGAGATAATATGGATAAAAAAATAGACCAGATGAAGGATGTAAAGGACATCTTGTTGGCAGATCTTCCCGCTTCTCAGGTTAACAAGATTAGCCAAGGTATAGATATAACCACAAAAAAACTCATTGAACAAGGAGAGACAGCCGAATCTATTGCTAAATCTTTATACAATACTATACGTAGAGTATATTACGATAACGGACACCTTTCCACAAATTTAATAGGCGATATAGAAGATTATGCCAAAACAATAAAGAAAGAATATAAAGACATAAAAAAGATACAAGATGAATTTTCTCCCTATCTACCTTCAGAAAGAAGTAACCAACAGTCACAAAGTAATCAATTAGCGGAAGTGGTGGTTACAGCTAATAAACCAGCCTCAAAAAATACTACTACTGATGATGAAAAAAAAAGCCAAGAGAAACTCAAAGAGCAACTTGAAATAGAAAAAAAATTATATACCCAAAAACAAGCCTTCTTAAAAGAGATGTACCTGGAAGGTGGCGATGAAACTCTGCAAACAGAAGAACAACTTCAAAAGGAAATGGAATGCATCCAAATGGAATACCTGGAACGTTCTCTGAAAGCAGCTGGCACCAAATCTAAAGAAGGTATTGATTTTCAAAATCAAATTAATGATCTGAAGCTTAAAATGCAGAAAGAGCACATTCAAGAACAACTCAACGAAGAAAAAGCTCAATATGAACAACAGCAACAGGATTTAAAAATGTTGTATGCTTCCGGAAAAGATGATAACCTGAATTCCGAGGCTGCATACAATGATGCGATGGAACAACTCACTATCATGCATCTCGAACGAATGCTCTCCCTTACCGGTCTGAATGCCGAACAACGAAAGCAAGTAGAGAAACAACTACTTGATTTCAAGGTAAAATGCATGAAGGAAGAACAAGACGCCCACGCCAAAGCCAAAGATGCTGAACAAAAAAAGACTGAAGCCCAGACCCGAAAAGAGCAGCAACAATACCAAGACCGACTTCAAACATACAAGCAATATGGTTCCGAGCTAGGTTCTGCAATGGGCAATCTTATTTCCGGACAGGAAAACGCGATGCAAGGCTTTGCTGATACTATGATTGATATCGTGTTCGATATATTAGGAAAAATAGTTGAAGCAGAAATTGTAAAAGCAACAGCTACAGCAACCGGTGCTGTTGCCAGATCCACAGCGGAAGCCATGGCCATGCCTGACTCGGTAGCCACATTCGGTGCTTCCGGCGCAGCTCGTGCTGCTATCCTCTCCGGATTGATTATGGCAGCACTCGCAACCGCCAAAACAGCCTTAAAAGGATTAGTTGGCGGAAAACATTCATCAGATTCTTCCAGCGATTCAGGCTCCACCCCTACTGATGCCCCCAAGCGTGCAACTGTCAGTGTCTCCCAATGGGCATCCGGCCGGTATGATGTTATCGGGGAAGATGACGGTAAAAGTTACCGGGATATTCCTTATATTGGAAACGCTCCTACCGGAATTGTACGGCGTACCTCTTTAATATCCGAAAATGGTGCAGAGTTAATCATTAATGCTGAAGACCTGGTACGTCTACAAAAACACGTAAACTATCCACTAGTTTTATCAGCAATTGAAGATGCCCGTACCGGACACATTTCCCAAAGAGCTTCAGGTAACTACTCTATAATAGATAAAAACATTCCCGATAGCCAAGAAAAGACAAACACAGGCTATTCTTCTTCTGAATCTGAAAGACTGATCAAAGAAATTGGAATGTTAATCAACACACTCAAAAATCTTAAAGTATACGTCTCACTACGTGACATACGAAAGGCCCAAGAGCTAGACGAAAAGTCAAAGAAACCGTTCACACGTTCAACTAAATAGCAACTAATATGGCATTAAGAATTTCAAACGCATCCGGTACCTTCGATCTATCGAAAGACTTCAGCACGGAAATAGAAGACAGTTCGCCCATTTATAATGAGCGTGGTTCACAAAGTATTGCAGCAACAATACCGGGCACAAAAAACAACTTTCGTTTGAACGGACACATTCAACGAACGGATATCGACTCTGCACCTGTTGCAGATGAACGTGTCACGGTCGCAGACGGGGTGTATCATCGTATCGGGAAAATGAATATCGTCAATACATCAGAAGAAGGCATTACATTTAATGTAGGATTTGGCGAATCCGAATTGTATAGTATCTGGAATGCTGTGTCTTTGCAGTCCATCAAATTACCCGTTTATCAGCCCGAAGGAGGAGTACCTGAACTTATATCCTACATTTTTGAAAACAGACTTAATGATGATTCTCCATTTTGCCTGTTTCCTGTCGCTTTAACCTGCAACCGAAAAACAGAAAATAATACAGATACCGATTATATTGAAATAATTAATAATATTCAGAACGGCTATCTGTGGAAAGCTCGGACCGAAACCTTTATCATCAATGGTGAACCGGTAGAAGTATCTCTGCCTGAAGGATACGGTATCGTACCATTTATGAAAGTTAGGAATATCCTTGAAGCCATATTTTCGACATACGGATATACGGTTGTTGAAAACCCATTCGCCAGTCATCATCAACTGCAACAGCTAGTCGTACTCAACAACGCGGCAGATTGTTGTGTAAAAGGTGTATTAAAATGTGCCAACCTCATGCCGGATTGCACTATTAATGAATTTATGCAAGCACTGTGGTGTCGCTTTGGGTTGCTTTATTTTGTAGACGGTAACACCCGGACAGTTCGATTGAAATTTATACGGGATATACTCAAGTCAAATCCTTCTTCAGATTGGACCTTATTGAAGGCTTCCACACCAACAACCGATTTCGAAGCGCCCCAACAATTAAAGTTATCGGCTTCCACCAATGTTCGCGGACAGATCCCGGAGTGGACGGCTGCACCGGCATCCGAGTCCCTGGACAAATTCCTAAAACCATATCACTATATTGTATCCACCCAGGCACAAGGATACTTAAGATACGATAAGGCATACGGATTTTACTATAAGACAGATAATGTATCCGGACGTTCAGAATTGGTATCCACGGATTTCTTTCCATGGGACCGTGGCGCAGACATGGCATATAAAGAAATTAGTTCTATTGATGAATTTCTACCTGTCTATCTAGAACGTTTCAAAGGAAACTTATATTCCTACTTATATGTACCCCTATATCTTTTCGGAAAAGTACACCGATACACTACGATTTCAAGCTCGGATATCGAATTGTCTGAAAACGTAGATTATCAAACCCCGCTTGCATTTTGTTTCTCCTTCTTTAATAAAGAGTATTCACTCCCGTATGGCTCACAAATTTGCCTGGACGCCTCCGGAAAGCCTGTTCTGAATAAACCTAACGGACAATCTTGTGACATATCACTTCTTTTTGTAGGGAAAAATGGCTTGTTCAACCATTTTTGGAAAGAATACGATGCAATACTTCGCCATGCCAATCATATAATCACAGCCGATATGCATTTATCAGCCCAACAATGCATGAATCCGGATTTCTCGTCTCCTATTCTATTAGATGGCCAACGAATGCTGCCTGATACTATCCGTTATTCATTACCTAAGACTTCATCCTTCCCGGCAAACGTTAAACTCCGAACGACCAAACTACTCAAGCCATTTAACCTGGAGGAAGAACAAACAGTCCCCGTCACTGAACAGAAGTACCAGTGGGCAACATTTGATAACAAGAATTCAGTTGTCGAAGCAGCCGTAAAAGCCCAGAAGGATGCCTGGAGAGAGGAAGCGAATAGAGAGGGCAATAGTTTGTATGATCTGCAATATCAAAATGTTTCCACTGATGCAGCAGATCTCATTGTCAAGGTACCTCTTTCAGTACCTACCGAAGAAGATTATGATAACAAAAGAGAATATTTCATCAGAAAAGTCAATTACAGCTTCGACCTATATTACCGAATTAAAGTTTTTGTAGGTTCATCTCCTAGCGGTCAGATTATCTATGATATAAGCGAGCCAAAGGGAGGAGTGCATTACGACCTGCAATATGATCTATCTGTACGTGCCGAGTTACTATAAAATGTCCTTTACATTTCACCGTATAACATACAATTTTGCAATATGAATACATCAGAGACCATTACAGCGACTATACAATCGAATGACGTGGAAAAGTTAATCAGCGCTTATCAGCAATATACAGGTAACGCATCTGCTACCTCTGACAACCTTTTTTCTTTTCTCTCTCATCCCACAGCAGAGAGAGAAGAATTTCTGCGAGAGTACTGTTCGTGCATATACATCGTGCAAGAAGAAATCGTTTCACCTAATTATCAAGTAATATGAGTCTGACCGCAAACATATCTCCCGCAAATATGGCATTAACCGGCAATCCTATCAAGTTGTCTATTAATAGTAGTTCTCTGGCCACATATATCATTTCAATCGGAAATCAGGAAATCTTTACCGGCAGTGGGGAAGGAAATTTCTTTATCTTCATCCAGGAGATACTTGCCAATGTGGTACAACCGGCACAGTTATATAATGAGTCAGAGTATATTCTGCTTCAGGCAGAAAACTGCTCCAAGAATATTACTATTAATATATCGAACAACGATGGCAATACGCAAACACTCTCTTTGAAGGTTTTTATAGGAGGGGTCAGCAAACGAATATTACGGCATCTCAATGATGAAAACAAAAATGTATTCATCTGGAAGCTGATGAATCCTGCGGGCAATTTTTTCCAAACAACCAGGACCTCAGGAAAGCTTATCACAATTCGCGAAACGGAGTTGCTCCCTATTCCCTTCATTTACCCCGAAGGAGGAATAATCAAAGTCGTTGCCAACAACATAGAAACAACTTTAATTGGAGTAACCGGTCAACCGGTTGCCCTAAACCTATACCGCCTTCGAAAAAAACTATTCGACACTCATCACATATTTGCATCTGTATTTGAAATCTATGTCGGAGAGATTAAATCTTGTACGATTGTCATTACTCCAGGAACAATCAGCCAAGAAAGATATCTCCTGCAATTCCTCAATTCGTATGGTTCTTACGAATTGATTGAAATTACCGGTACTGGTAGTATTCAGCGTGAAGCAGAGCAAGAAAACACATTCAGTACGTATGATGAAGTTATAGACGATTATGTTGAATCATGGGAAAGATTGTCCGGACGTGAATCCATGACCGTCGAATCCGGATACCGCACAAACGATGAACTTATACATTTGATTGACATGCTGTCATCTGATGATATCAAGATCTTAGGGCTAAACGGACGTAACATCAGAGTAAATGTCACTGCCGAGAACCTTACGAGAGCATCACGCGCAACGTCTCCGGAAAGTATAAAACTATCTCTTCGTTTTGCTGATTCAGAACAACGTTATACCAGTTCAATTACCGAGGATGACTTTGGATCGGCACGAATACACACCGAACAGTTCACCCAACAATTCAACTGATATGTCAACACAACAGGAGGTCTTGGACCAAATAATAGACTACATTGATAAAGCTATTCTTAAGAATAGTGTTTCTAATCGTCATGTCGCATCAGCATTATCCTTTTTGAATGAAAGAGTAAAAGGGATCGATGATGGAAAATATATCAGGAAGGACCAACCTGATAGCACCGATTTTCTATTAAGAGCTAACGGAGGTTTGGTTGTCCGCTCTGATAAAACACTATCAGAATTACAATCTCAAATATCCGATTCGTTATCAGAGTTGGATAAAGACTCTATCACAGAACTTGGAGATGAGGGTTCATTATCTACTGCATTACTCGAATTACCTGTAAACGAGGGAATAACCGGCACTTTAGGCGGATTGGACAATGTATCAGATAGAGCAGATGATATTGACGCCCAAGACGTAGTACTTGTTAAGCAGAAAGGCGGAATTCTATGGGAAACGATCGGAATGGACAAAATGAAGGGTAAAGACGGCGTGATTGTTTATCCAACAATGGGCATCAATGTACGCACAGGACACTTGATTTTAAGTGTACCAACGAATAATTATGAGAATCAATTCAAAGTAACTAATGGACACCTAATATTGCAGCAAAATGGCTAATGATATAGATTTAGGCAAGATATCCATCACTCCCAGAGGAGACTGGAACAATAAGACAGAAGTTGAATATAATGATATTTGGCGTTATAAAAATGCCAAATATTTGGCTTTACAAGATTCAACCGGTGTAGTCCCGGCAGATGACGGGGTATATTGGTACGAACTTTCGTCTCAAGGAAAAAGCGCGTATCAGCAGGCAGTCGACAATGGCTTTCCCGGCAACGAAGAAGAATGGCTTCAATCGTTGAAACAACCGGCGTTGGATGGCGCAGCGCGGGCAGATGCTGCGGTAGCTAATATGGATAAACGGTTCCCGGATGAAATATCGAAGATTCAGAGCTCTTTATATAACCAGTTAAGTTCGGATTTAAACGACAAGGTCGTCAAACCTCTTGTTATTTCCGGTACCGAACAATTGGCCGGTCAATATAAGATGAATGGAGAAGTAATAGATATCTATGAAAGATCAGTATCTTTATCCAACTTGCCAAAGGCTGCCGGAGAAACGAAAGATTATGTGATTGCGGATGAGCCTCTAGGGTTTGGGACGTATGTTAACGTAGAATCATTCGTTGCTTCAACCGGAAAAGGATTGAATAAGGAGTTTTTCAATTTCAATTATGACATTACACGGTTTTACATTAATTCTCAATTGCAGACGTGTGTTGTGCTGAAATGCAGGAATACGGTATCTGAAGAGGTAAACGGTCTGATGCACATTCAATATTGCAAATTCCGGGGTGATGTGGTTGAGTTTGATATTACGCTTCCAAGCTCGGTTAATAGGGAGGCTATTTCGTTGGAGATTCCACCTTTGAAGTATAATAAGAAGATGGTATTTAGCTATATCACGGACGATAGCTATGCTATATACCAGTATATATTTTCGCTGATTAATAAAAGATATATAGCTAAAAGATTTAAATTGCCTGATGATAGGATTCTTACATGGCATTTGGGTATGCAGGGTGACCCGCAGATAGAGCAGTATGTTTCTGACGCTTATTATCCGGAAAAGCCCGCACAATGTACAGATGGTGCTGGAATAAAGAAAAGATATGCAACTACTGTTGCTACTTGGCCGGATAAATTAAAAAACCAATACATAGGCCAGGATTTCGGTTATTTTCTACCGTGGATGTCAGAAAAGGAGTTTAAACTTTTTTTTGACTTCGGGTTCATGGTAGCCTATCACGATTTGATAGGCTATGATACTGCTACTACCGACACACAGGCAAAATTTGATAAATGTGTCGAGGACTCGGTCGCACTTTTCAAGGAGTACATAGGCATTACCCCAAAATTAATGGTGGAACCGAATGGCGACCACAAATATATAACTTTCAGCCGGGTTAATGACAACATTCAGGTCATTACTGCGCAGGGAGGAGACCCCAGTATTAAAAAAGTTTATCCATTCAGTCCCGATTTTACTTTAAGCAAAAATAATGTAACAATTCAGAGATTATTCGCTTACGGAGATGATATGGTATACGATAATGATAATCCTCAATATGCGCAGGATTTACTTGATATTCTATCCGGATTTAATGCAACAGAAAACAAGGAATCGATCTACTGGTTGATAGGTTCCACACACAGAGGATCGCACTGGGAATCGGTATTCATTAAGAATCTGCATCGATTGTATGGAGATATCGGCTTAGACAATCTATGGTTCCCTACTTTAGATGAATTCTTTGAATATTGGTATATGAGGGAAAACACGCTGTCTGTTAAGACTGTGACGGAAACGGGGGTACATTACAGGATGTATGTGCCGAAGGGCGCCAATTTCTTTTTCAGGGACTTGTCCGTACTCATATCAGGTGTTCCGTCACTGGAAGGGGTGTCTGTCACATCGGGGGACAATGTGTATGGAACATCATTCGCTATGAATGACGGCAGGCTGCTGGTTAACCTTGACTTCAACCCGTTGTTGTTGGAACGGGTGAACAAGTATGTGGAATCATTTGAGGCAGATTATAATGCGGAGTATGCGTATGATGACGCTTATTATTTTGTTCAGATGTTGAAACCGGGATTGAAGGAGCCGTATTTGGCAAGAATCAATAAATGGGTGTCACCGCCTGTACTTGAATCGTTTGTGATCAACTCCGGGCAGGAATTCACTCAAGACCGGAATGTTATACTAAACATTACCTACAGCGGTCAGGCTCCGTCCCATTATATGGTTTCAGAGGATATGTCGTTTACAGGAGCCTCATGGATTGAATATGTGGAAAAACCGACATTCAAGTTGTCTTCCGGATTCAATGCTAAAACCGTTTATGTGAAGCTAAAGAATGCGTATGGGGAAACCGGAGTATTATCAGCCGGTATAACTCTGCTTGAGCCGACATTGACTCTGAAAGGCATCACGATAGATAACGGAGCAGCTTCGGCGATACAGAGAAATGTAAATGTAACATTTGACTACCTCGGATATCCAACTCATTACATGGTTTCGGAAAATTCATCGTTTGCGGGAGCATCATGGGTGGAATTCACTGAAAATCCGATAGTGCAACTATCCGCATCTTATGGAAACAAAATACTGTATGCAAAATTGAAAAATGCCACTACTGAAACGGTATCCAGATCAGCCGCCATCGAGTTGATAGATGCTGTTACGGCACGGTTGGACAGTATTACTGTCAACAATGGGGATGCCAGCACAGATTCCGGTATTGTATCGGTTAAATTTGAGACGTTGAATACCATCACCAAATACAAGATCGGCCAACAGGCGGATTTGTCTGATTGTACAGACTGGATTGTGTGGGGCGGTTCGACAGTTCAATATGACTCAAAAATAGTGGATGGTAATTTGACAGTATATGCGCAGGTCGGAAATGAGACGACAGAATCTTCGATCAAGTCTGATTCTATACAGGTAGTGCAGCCCGTTGGCCTGACAAGCATAACACTGGCGGAAGGGAAAGATTCTTTTGCCGGCTATACCGTACCTGTTTCATTTGAAATCAGTCAGGGAACTCCAACGCATTACAGATTGGCGGAAACGTCAGCAGGCTTGGCGTCTGCTGCATGGGAAGCATGGAAAGATAATATTGTTTACGAATTTGCAACTTCTGGAGCTAAAACTTTGTATGGACAGTTGAAGAATGAAGTTTCTGAATCAAGCGTTGGCAGCGATTCCGTAACTCTTACAGAATCGCCTGTCATAATATTACTGGCAAACATACCATCGGCAGGGAATGTGGATGGCGTCGGCTTTGTCCAGCCTATAAACTCCGGTAATGCGGCTGTGGATCTAAAAGATATTCAGGGAAACAACGTTGGAACCTTGACAGGTAGATATATACCATATAACAAAGCTGATTATGCAGCTATGGGAGCAAAGTTGTCCAAGGATGTCCTAGGCGGAACAGGCGCTCCTGTTTATTGGCAAGGGGTGACATTAGGAGCGGAAGTACAATATCCCAACTCAATGATTTGGGATGGCTCTACCAAAAATATCGTTGTTCCCACACGTGGTAATTTCACTTCTTACACGGCTGAAATTCAAAGTGTCGTAATATTAAAGGGGTTAACTCCGGGTAACTATAAGGTCAGACTTTTATTATCAGACAAAAATTCTGTACCCAATACCCAACCTTGGAATTTATACGTTCAAAATGCTGTGCAACAAGTATTAGCATCCGACTTGTCTACTAAAGTAATCAACAATAATTCTGATTGGTATACATTCGACGATGTAGCAGTGGATTCAGATGGTTATCTGTTAGTTGCCCAAGGTTATAATAACGATCCTTCAGCAGAACCCGGTTACTCCAGAATATCCCCAATCTGTATAGTCGAAGTTACAAAACTATCTTAATATTATAATATGGCAGGATTATCCAGTTCGGCAATTGTCGGATTTATCTCATCCGGAATAAAGATGGGTGAGAAAATCGTAGAATTCTTTTTATCCGGTTTTTCGGGTTATGGTTGGAAAATTTGGGAATATGTCAAGGGCAAGTGGATGCTTGAAATTGACGCTATCCGTGTACGTGGACAGTTCACGGTGTTTGAGTTGCTGATATCCAAGATACGCGCTATTATCGGGGCGCAGGCCATCACGCAAGGATGCGGAAAAATAAAGACCGCTGAATTGTCGGAAGACGGCCTGTATTATCTTATCACGATTGAGGATAAGGATATGAGCTTTGTGGAGCATGACTTTATCCGCTATAAGGAATTTACGGGAAATCAGAAGTCTTATCATGTAGAGATAGAGTCCGTTGCTGACGGGGTTATCCGTATCCCGGTCAGCGAGTTTGAAACGGTGGCGGATGAATCGGGGCACGTGTCGGTCTCTAATCCCCCTTCCGTTGGGGACGACATAGTGCAATTTGGTAACAGTTCATACGAAACACAGTACGCAGGAAGGCATTCCGCTATCTATATGCACGCTGATGAAAATGCACAGCCTGCCATTGACGTGCTGGCCGGTATTTATTCAAAGGACTGGAGCAACTGCCTGAAGGTTCGTGTGGGCGGTGATATACCGGGAACGAATGGATTGAAAGGATTCTATTGCGTCAACGGTATGCTGAAAGGTGTAGACGATGACGGGACAATCCTGTACCAGTTCAATCCCGACAGTTCCGGATTCATTGCAAAAGGCAATATCAGATGGGACAAGGAAGGTAACGGTGACATATTCAACAGGGCTATATATTGGGACACTGACGGCTTCCATTTCGGAAGTGGCGTGAAACTTACTTGGGATAACTTGGATAGTGAAGTAAAAAAAAACCTGAAAGGCGAACCTGGGAAAGACGGTAGCAGTCTTGTATATAAAGGCGAGTTCACTTCTCATCCCTCCAATCCTCAGAACGGCTGGTATTACCGCAATACATCCGACAAGAAGAACTATGTCTATCAAGATAATGCTTGGTATGTAATGACCGTTGACGGTGAGGATGGCCTGGACGGAATTAACGGTAATGACGGAAAGGATGGTCTGGACATTGTATGGAAAGGTGACTTGTCTGCCGCTCCAGCTGACCCTGTTAAAAACTGGGTGTATCGTGACACTGACAACGGGCGTGTCTACATCTATAACGGCACAGCTTGGGAATTAATGGTGGCAGATGGCCTGGACGGTACGGACGGTACAAACGGTAAGGATGGTATGAGAGTTTACATAACCTATCATGACAGCGAAACCGAACCTGCCGTTCCTACAGGGAATGGTACAACCGAAGGTTGGCATACAAATTCAACGGCATCCGTCGTTTGGATTTCACAGAAGGTTGCAGATAGTGCAGATTCAGGTGAATGGGGCACTCCTATCAGATTCAGAGGAAAAGACGGTCAAGATGCGAACCTTCTTCCGTGGATTGAGGAATGGAACAATAATAAGACGGAAATAGGAGGTGAGTATATGGTGTCTCCCAAGATGTTTTCCGGCACAAAAGACAGTAACGGGAAGCTGACAGGCGTCGCTATGGGACGTGATTGTCTCACCGGAGCTGACGGGACGAAGCGTACCGGGATATTCGCATTGGTTGATGATGAAGTAGTGTTCGAGCTTGATCCAGTCAATAAAAAGTACAAATTCAAAGGAGAGGTGTTCGCGAATAAGGGAACTTTTACTGGAACGGTAAATGCAAATGACGGCGTTATTGGTGGTTTTGAAATTGAAGGATCCGGGCTTAAAAACATTAGCGGACGAGATGCCATAATTTCCGTCCAAACGGATTTTGGTGATCATCAAAGGCAAGCGGCACTTGGAAACACATTGTCCGCCATGGTCGGATTCGACGTGTCTGCTTATATGTCCGCTACAGGAAATTGGAACTCTTTCAACAGGGCACTCATGCTTCGCGCCAGTGGTAGTACGATGAGAAAGGATATGATGTTTGGGGGGTATTGTAATTTATGCATTGACGCTATTGGTGGCGTTGACTGGAAAATGGACAAGAACGACCATTGGAGTATGCCCGGAGTCCTTGGTTTTGTTGCTGTTGAAAGAGATTTAAATTCTGTCCAAAGGTGGGGTGACGGAATGATAATATCACGCATACAACGCACAAGTACCGGACAATATACCTTATATCACTCACAAGGGCATACTGATTATATTGTAATTGTACAAACGACTCCCTGGGCAGTCGATGGCGATCGTTGGACTATAGGTATAGAGTGTGGACGGTACAATGATCATTTTAATATACAGACACTTGATGCCAATAAGGGGCTTATGAATATAGATTTTCGAGTTGTTGTAATAGGACGCCCCGCCGATTAATACTTTTCTGCAATTGGTTATCAGTTACCTATAAAAGAAAATGAACTTTCCCAAAGTACGAAGAAAATGGAGTAAAAGAAAGCCGTCCTGTTCATCACGAGTAAGACGGCTGCACACAAATATAACAAAGGAGATATCCCCTTTGTGCAGCAAAAGTAGTATTAATATTTAAAAGCGGAAAGGAAAAATGGAAACTATTGATTCAATTATCATTCACTGTTCGGCCACGCGCGCCGGGCAAAATCTCAAAGCAAAAGACATCGACCGAATGCATCGTGCTCGCAACTTCGACATGATAGGCTATCATTTCGTTATCGACTTAGATGGTACTATCGAAAAAGGAAGGCCACTCAGCATGATAGGTGCTCATTGTAATACAAAAGGCTCTTCTGGAATGTCATATAACAAACATAGTATTGGCGTATGCTATATCGGAGGACTAAATGTCAACGGTGAACCTGCAGACACACGTACTCCAGCACAAAAGATTGCACTCGTGGAATTAGTATCCCGACTCAAAAAACAGTTCAATATTATAGAAGTACTCGGACATCGGGATACATCTCCGGATTTGAACGATAATGGTATCGTAGAGCCTAGCGAATGGATTAAATCCTGCCCCTGTTTCGATGCTGCTATTGAATTCGGATATACTCCAACTGTTGTTATACGGCCATAAATAGTACGGGCGCACAGTTCTTCGTACAATTTAGTACAAAAAAGTGCGTCCATTATTCTTTGATTATCAGTACAATAAGCAATTCCCGTACAAAAGTACAATTTAAAAGGTAAAACAGTTAAAGCACTGTACCCCTTCCTGCTTGCTCTCATTCAATACATGAGCATATACCAATGTTTCACGCAAGTCGGAATGGCCAAGAATTTCTTTTAACGAAGTGATATCTTTAGTTTTCCGCAAAAAGATTGTGGCGAAAGTATGTCTCCCTACTTTATGAGTAACATTTTTTTTGATACAGGCAATAGCAGCTATTTCTTTCAAAAACCTGTTCATAGTCTGGTCGGACGGCAACTTTTCAAAGAGCGGTCCTTTCTTCCTGGTCCCACATATATTTCTCAATAACTGCCGGAGAGGGTCTGAAATCGGCACCTGAATTGGAAATGGCTTTCTATTTTTCAGTTTTATTCGAAAGTAGGTAAATGTATCATCCGTAAACTGTTCTAAGGACAATTTTTTAGCATCACCAATGTGCAGAGAACTGAAACATAAAAAAAGAAAAAATTCAAGAGCTTTATGATATTTATAATCCAGTTCTCCATTAATATAGATTCCCATTAGTGTTTGGAGTTCATCCTCACTCAGATATTCACCTGAAGGCAACCCCTTTTTTATCTTCCAGCTCCTAAAAGGATTGTCGTCCATATAACCGGCATTATGAGCGGCCGTAACATATTTTTTGATAGTGGCCATGTTTTTAAACGCAGTATTCAGATTGTTATCAAGATCATGCATCAGATAAGAGAAGTACCCATCAAGCCATTCATTCGTAATGTCATCAAAATGCAAATCCTGATTATACTCCTTTAACTTCTTTATAACAGATAGGTTAGTTT